CTCAATTCCTCCACAAGGCCTTCGCCGCCCTCTTCACAGAGGACGGTACATGCCGGTTCGACTTCCATACCGCCGACTTCTCTGTCGGTGCTTGGATAGAACGTGATGTTTTGAGTAGCGCTGTGCTTGTAATACGTCAGCTTACGTTGATGTATTACAAATTAGAAATGCCGTACCCGGTTGACGTTGAAAAGGCCTTTATCAGTAAGTTCAAATCTACTGATAGGGCTCTCAAGAGTTCTGACCAGAATCTTGATACAACGCTCCCCCTGCTCACTCGAGCAGCAGGTTTAGTGAAAAGGTTGCTTCATCGGTTCGATCCGATGGACATCCTCCCTAAACATGGATCTGGGTCGTCAAGTTGTGGACTTAGTCCGGTAGACCGATATGGTTCTCCTCGCTACTTTCCACAGATTGACACTGTATACAAGTATACAGAGTGGTACTTTACTTCAGTCGAGCATGTCGGGGCTTGTTACCCCGACCTGTTTGAAGATTCTGAATTAGATGTGCCAACGGCTAAGGTAGTCTTGATCCCCAAAGATTCAAGGGGTCCTCGCTTAATAAGCATGGAACCCCGCGAAACGATGTACCTCCAGCAAGGCCTGATGGCCAAGCTATATGAGGCTATTGATCACTACCCGACAGTACGCCAACAGCTAAGTTGCACCGATCAGAGCCGAAATAGAGCTTTAGCGCTATTAGGATCTGAAACGGGTGGCTATGCTACGTTGGATTTGGAAGAGGCGTCCGACCGAGTGTCTTGGAAGCTTGTAGAAATACTCTTTCCCCCCAACTGGGTGGAAAGTCTACGAGCCACAAGATCAAGTCAGACGATGCTTCCTGACGGGTCTATATTCCCGTTACAGAAATTTGCACCCATGGGATCAGCTTGCTGTTTCCCTGTTGAGTGCATTGTTTTCTGGGCTGTCACATTAGCAGCGACCCTCCCTACAGATTACAACCTGAGTTGTCTGTTTCGGAGTAATCCCCTCGTAGACCCGCTGGTCGCGGTGTCTGTGTTCGGGGACGACATAATTGTACCGACTGCTCAAGCCGATAAGGCCATAGCAGCTCTAACCTCCGTTGGCCTCAAGGTCAATGAAGGTAAGAGTTTTACACGGGGTCCCTTCCGGGAATCCTGTGGGGGTGACTACTTCCTCGGAAGGAACGTCGCTCCCGTTCGTATTAAGCATTTGCCCAGTACGAACCCTAAACGGAATCAATTATGTTTCAGCAAATTCCGGCTTTGCAACTTTATTAACAATTTAGTTGCAAGGTTCCATGTCGATGTCTATCCGTTCCGTGAGCTCTTTACAAAGCATTATGGAAGGATAGATGTAGTTGTCCC